TAACGAAGCACCAATTGATTATGAGGGACCTGAAAGAATGGACCCAAGTATTGAAAGAAAAATCACATCTAAAACAACTCCTTACGCAGAACATCCTGGTTTACCAAAATTGGATAGGGATGTTGTTGAATTGATATCGTCACAAAGATTTAAACAATCTGTCGAGAATGTAAGACGTTTCATGGGGGATACCTCATCTATCCAAGGACCACCGCAAATGGTTCTGATGAGATTGATGCAATCAGCTATGGGCTTATTCCCAAGAATTGCTCAAATTGAAAGTAATAATAAAGAATTCTTGGAAAATTTAGCCGTAGAATTAGTTAAAAAGGAAATGGCAATTCCTGAAGGTGCTTTACAATTTGACGCCGAATTGGTATCAGGTATGATGGGAGCGGCAGAAGGTATGAGAGGAGCTTCAGAAGAATCTACACCCGAAGAAATTAAAGATGCTTTTGGTGAAGCAAATGAAAATGTTGACGAGTTAGAGGCTTTCATGGACGCAATGGAAAAATTTGACCAACAAAAAGCAAAACGTAGATTTATTAACGCCTTGATTGGTGGAGCATCCAAAAAAGGGCATTACATGTTTCAATTAGTTGCTGATGAATTAGAAAGAATTCATCCTGAACTTATTCGTTTATATGGTATGTCTCAATCGATTCTAGACCACCTTTATTGGATTTATCCTGAGGATATGTCATCTATGATGGCGGCAGGAGGTTCAGGACAAGCGGGTCAATCTGAAATTGATACAGAAACTGACCCCCCGACTGTAAAGGCTCGCGGTATTACATTTCCAATTTTATTACACGAATTAGTTAAAGGTGTTTTTGAGGTTTTAGGAACTCACGGATTACCTGACGACCCTCGTCAAGCAGAACTGGTTATGGCAAGTGAAGATACACTTCCTGCAGAGATTTGGGATTTAAGATTAGGTCCTATTTTTTGGGAGAAATTCACAGAAGCATATCCCGATGAACTTTTCGATGAAGATAAAAAATACATTCAACATTATCTATTCCAAAGATTTTCGGCATTAGACCCGAAGAAATTCTTCAAACTTACTAAATTTATTTTATCTGGTGACCCTAAAGGAAGACAGGCGTTACAATACATGGTTGATGAAATCGTAGAAGAATTAAAACAACAAGATAGGGAGTCTATGTTTGGAAGTGATGATGACGATGAGGAAGAACCATTAGTATAATGAGTTATACAAAAGAACAAGTATTAATAGAATATGTGAAGTGCGTAAAGGATACCCCTTACGCACTTCGCACATATTTACAGACCTATGATAATACTGTATCTAAATACGTTCCATTAGAATTATTTCCTGACCAAGTATCTTTATTAGATGATTACGAAAATTTTAACGAAAATATTGCACTTAAGTATCGTCAGGCGGGTGTATCTACTGTAACCGCGGCTTGGGCGTCCAAAAGATTGGTATTTGCGAAAAAAACAAAACCTGAAAAAATTCTGATTATTGCTAACAAATTGGATACCGCTCAAGAAATGGCGAATAAGGTCAGAGCATTTGTTGAACAATGGCCATCGTGGGTTGATGTTGGTTTTACAAAAGAAAAAAATTCACAAAGACACTATAAATTAACCAATGGTTGTGAGGTAAAGGCGGTTGCAACATCAAAGGATGCTCTTCGTGGATATACCCCAACAATTCTTATTTTTGATGAGGCCGCTTATATTGAAGCAGATGCTGACTTTTGGTCGGCGTGTATGGCATCACTATCTACGGGTGGTAAAGTGATTGTTATCTCAACACCAAACGGGCACGACCCAATTTATTATGAAATTTACGACCAATCAATCAGAGCGATGAATGATTTCAAAATCTCTGAAATGTATTGGTATAAAGACCCAAGATATACAAAAGATTTATATTTGGTTCAAACGGATGATATTATTGATTATTTTTTAAATAAAGAAAATTATAGCCAAGATTTAATTAAACCAATCAACGATTATGATGTTACAAATCAAGAACATTATGAAAAAATAAAACATTATATGTCAATAGGATACAAACCATCATCATCGTGGTTTGAATCTATGGTTAAAAAATTAAAATACGACAAACGAAAAGTATCACAAGAATTAGAGTGCAACTTTTTAGGTTCAGGGGATAACGTATTTGACTCAAAGGTTCTACAAAAAATCAGAGAAAACCAAATTACGGAACCTCAAAATAAGATGATGTCAAATTCACTTTGGATTTGGAAAGAACCTGTTGCCGGACATAAGTATGTAATGGGTGTCGATGTCTCAAGAGGAGATTCCGAGGATTTTTCAACATTTCAGATAATTGATTTTGACGAAAGAGAACAAGTTGCAGAATTTGTTGGTAAACTTCCTCCTGATATTATGGCTGAGATTTGTTATAAGTGGGCAAATATGTATTCAGCGTTTGTTGTAATTGATATCACGGGAGGTATGGGAGTTTCTACATCAAGAAAAATGCAAGAATTGGGATATAAAAATTTATATGTTGATGGGGTTGATTATCAAAATAAATGGAAATATGACCCTAAACAAGCGGAAAAAATTCCTGGTATTAATTTCAATTCAAAAAGGGTTCAAATTATCGCATCTTTTGAAGAGGCGGTTAGACATGAGTTCAAACTCAAAAGTTCAAGATTGTTAAATGAAATGAATGGGTTTGTTTACGTTAATGGAAGACCTGACCATCAAAAAGGGGGTCATGACGACTTAATTATGTCAATTGCGATGGCGATGTATGTTGCAGAATCCTCGTTTAGTCAATTAACAAAAGTTACAGAACAGACAAAAGCAATGTTAAATTCGTGGATGGTTCAAGAGGACGATTTACCTTCAAAATCAATCGCATTTAACCCACAAATTCCGAATATGCCGTCAAGATACGGTGACCCAAATCTTAACTCTGGACCATCAAGGGAGGAATATATGAAGTATAATTGGCTTTTTGGTGGTATGAGATAATATTTATTTTAACTACAAATATATTGTTTATCTATTTATACTTGTAGTTAATTTTATTATATGGAAAATAATCAAAATCTTACAGTTTGGCAAAGGCTAACCAAAACATTTGGACCCTATTCGTTGTTAGGTCAGGACTACCCAACTTATCAATATGACAAACAGGAGTTGTTAAAAACAACTTCCAAACAACAATACGATAAAGAAAAATTACAGGCTCAGCAAACTTATTACTTAGCCAATCAATGGACCAAAATTGAAAATAACCTTTATACTCAAGCAACATATTATGAACCAACAAGATTGGCATCGTTTTATGACTTTGAGTCAATGGAATATACACCAGAAATATCTGCAGCACTTGACATTTATGGCGAAGAATCAACAACTGTAAATCAGGATGGTTTAATGGTTCAGGTTTATTCAGATTCGCAAAGAATTAAATCAATTTTGAGTGATTTATTTAATAACGCATTGGACGTAAATACGAACTTACCAATGTGGACAAGAAATACTTGTAAATATGGTGATAATTTTGTGTATCTGAAACTAGACCCTGAAAAAGGTGTTGTTGGTTGTATGCAATTACCAAACATTGAAATTGAAAGATTGGAAATGGGTATGGCATCAAAAACGTACAACACTGAAGCGGACCCAAGAAACACTGGTTTGAGATTCAAATGGAAAGCCCGTGATATGGAATTTAATTCATGGGAAGTAGCACATTTTAGATTATTAGGTGATGATAGAAAACTTCCATACGGGACATCAATGTTAGAAAAGGCAAGACGTATTTGGAAACAATTAATTCTGGCAGAGGACGCAATGTTAATTTATCGTACATCAAGAGCGCCTGAAAGAAGGATTTTCAAAGTTTTTGTTGGAAACATGGATGACCAAGATGTTGAGGCGTATGTAAATCGTGTTGCAAACAAATTTAAACGTCAACAAGTTGTTGACCATAAATCAGGAAATGTGGATTTAAGATTTAATCAAATGGCAGTAGACCAAGATTATTTTGTTCCTGTTCGTGACCCAGCATCGCCTAGTCCTATTGAAACATTACCAGGTGCTCAAAATTTGGCTGAAATTGCGGATATCGAATACATCCAAAAGAAATTATTAACCGCACTTCGTGTTCCAAAAGCGTTTTTAGGATTTGAGGAACCTGTTGGTGATGGAAAAAATTTATCATTAA